GCTCTGGTGTTATACGCCGCTCTGTATGCTTCGCTTCCCTTCTTCCCCATTGCTATTTCCTCGGCAAAACGTCTCTGCTTGTGAGTCAGTCCTTTGCCTAGTCCTGCCAGTATGTCTATTTGGGGTAATGCTGCTGTTACTGATGATCGAGCCATAGTGCCGTTCCGCTTCGCTGTTAATGGGGCGCATGTTACCAGAACATAACCCGAACGCAAAGCCCCCAGGCAATAGGGAAAGCCTATCGATTCCCGATTCTGTATAGAAACAATTGTTCATATTGCTATTGCATCCCCTGAGATATTGCATATACTAACCCTCAATGCAATACAGCAGACAACCAGGAGAAAGCACCATGAGAAAATTTTTAATCTATTCGCAATTTTGCACTATAGGCGTTTATCACGCTATCGATGAGCAAAGCGCTAAAGATCTATGCGCTCAAGATGCCGGATACAGAGATGAAAAGGATATGACTAAGAAATTGAATGAAGATTGGAATCTATTTATTAAAGATGTAACAAATGACAGCGTTTTCAATTGCCAATGGACACCAAAAGGAGCCTAAACCATGCACCGTTACACCTACAAACCATCTCAGGAAGCACTTGAAAAACGCCGCGCCGCCGCCATGGACATGATCGCCGTCTTGATCTATTCCGTTGCGCTGACTGTCTGCGCCCTCGATTACTTCGACATTTTGACATTTTGAGCCATGATAACCAGCACCGACTACGCCGGCCGCGCCTGCACACTTACCCGCAATGGCCAACCCATTACCGCGGGCGACACTTTGGACAACTTCAGGGGAGAGCCCGCGCGCATTACTGGAGGCCAAGCACCACACAAGCCCGGCAGCACCGGCAAGGTTTACACCAGCGCAGGCCACTTTTACCCTAGCGTTTTTTCCTGCAGCTGGACACCAACAACCCAAGGAGCCTAAACCATGATGACCAATCAAGCTCAAATCCGCGCCGCATTTTGGCAAGCACACCCGACCGCCAACCGCAAACGATGCCCCGAGCGCGACTGGACACGCGAGGATAAAAGCCGCCGCGACTATTGCACAGACACTCGCTGCGCTTTTGTAGATTTTCTGGACAGCCTACACCGCGCCGGCCAGATATCCGATGCACTCGCCAACCGCGCCACACTTTAAACCACAGGAGCCCAAACCATGAAACCCGAACACTTCGCCGACTTCGCAAATTCAATTCTCAGCACAGGACTCATGCGCCACAATGCCCACGGAGAGCCAGCCGAACCCGCCGCAGTTACTGCAGCGCATGCACTGGCCGAAAAAGTGGATCGACTTGGCCAACTGGCCGCCGACGCCGCCGCAATCGAGCTGGAAGCCGCCCGCATACGCACCGAGCTGGAGGCCGCCGGTTTGCGCGAAATACTGGGCTTGAATTACCGCGCCAGCTTTGCGCCATGCAAGGGCGCGCAAAAAATCAACTGGAAAGCAATTGCAGCCAAGTTCAAACCCAGCCCCCAGTTAATCCGCGCGCACACCACAACGGGAAAAGAATCAACCCGCATGACCATAACCGCACACCCCACACACTGAGCACACCATGAAATATCAACTAGTCAAACAAAGCAGCAACCGCAAAACCGGCCCCATGCCGGTGACCTACAGCCAGCGCGAGACTTGCCCGCCATCATGCCCGCATTACCTTGACGACTGCTACGCTGAAGGGTTTCACACCCGCATGACATGGGACAAGATACCGCAGCGCGGGCAGGATCTGGCCGCCTTGCGTCGGTTTATAGAATCAATGCCAGACGGCCAAATTTGGCGCCACAATGTAGCCGGCGATTTGAACGGCCAAGGGGAAGAGCTGGACGCATTCGAGCTGGGGCAAATTGTCAGAGCCAACACCGGCCGGCGCGGGTTTACTTACACCCACAAAAAGAGCCGCGCCGCCATCAAATGGGCGCGCCATGCCACACAATGGGGATTCACAATCAATTTGTCGGCCGACGATGCAGGAGAAGCCGACGAGCTGGCCGCGCATGGTTTGCCAGTGGTTTGCATTGTCCCAGCCGATACCCCAAAGAACACGACAACGCCGGCCGGCCGCCAAATTTTGGTTTGTCCAGCCCAGACTGTGGACTATATGACTTGCGCGCTTTGCGGACTGTGCCAGAAAGCCGACCGCAGGCAAATTATCGGGTTTAGGGCGCATGGCGCCAAAGCCCGAGAGGCCGACCGCAAGTCGCGCCGTGTTATCCCGATTCAATCAATAAAGGCTTAAATTATGGCAATCAAAAAAATGCCCGCACGCTACCCCGGCAAATGCGCCCGCACCGGCGCCAGGATAAATCCAGGCGATACCATCATTTACAACACGGCCACGCGCCGCGCCGAACTGCAACCGGACAGCGACACAATTACATTTTTTGGAGAGCATGGCGCAAAAACGTTTTACCGCAACCAGCAAGGCCGGTGCATCGATGCGCCTTGTTGTGGCTGCTGCACAATATGACAGCCTCACGTTAAGCCCTGCGCGCCAGGGTTTAGCGGGAATTTGTCCCATTAACTGGAGAAAACATGAAGCACACAGAACACGAGTACATCAAAGCAGGTTACGACTTTGAAAAGGGGCGCAAACTCGCCCAAAGCCTGCGAGTAATGATTGAAGCAGAGGACATAGACGACCGCGCCGAAGCCCGCCGACTGGTGGAGCAGGGACGCGCCGAGGCTCGCAAGTAATCTCGGAATAGTAACGAAAGGAAAACCATGAAAACAGAACAAGAGATCCGCCTAAAAATTAAGGCACTGTACGGCGGAAAAAATGCAGTAGTTAAACGTAACGGAGAGATCCACGTCAGAGGGGTTATGCCTAATTCGTGCGTATACGGCTGGTATCTATATGGGTTTACCGATGACCCATACACTGCAGACAGGCTGTGGGGCGTAGATAAAAAGTAATAGTAACGAAAGGAAAACCATGAAACCCGCTGAAAGATTCGCATTAGATCAATGGCTTTTTAGCTACCCTGATGGCAAAACATACGAAGAAATAATTGCAGAAATGCAGCATTTTGCCAATGAATGGACGATAGAAAATTTTGACGCCTGGCAGGTGGTGGAGAACTGCACTATGGGACAAGTGGCAGAATTTATCGAAGACACGCGCATGGCTTTTGAGAGAGCCCTGCTTGATCTTGGAATAGTGACCGCTCATGCATAACCAAATCATCAGACTGGACACATTTATAAAGACCTTTGCGCTGCGACCCGTAGAAGTGGCGCACTGGTTACTGTCCGCAAAACGGGAACTGGACGCCAGCCGCCCAGTCACCTACACTCTAACCCCTGAGATGAGCATCACGAAACGGATTGAGCAAATCACGTTAATCTCGGAATAGTAACGAAAGAAAATCATGAAAACAGAACAAGAGATCCGCCTAAAAATTAAGGCACTGTAATTAAATGAAAGAAAGGAAGTTACCCAATGAGCAACGAACAAATAAAAATCTTGGTGAACATCGCAAAGATATGTCTTGAGCATAAGGACAGTTCACAGATTCTCGCCCGTGAATTAGGTTTATCTGATGAAGAATTAGATGCACTGTATGAGAGTCTTACCAATCAACACGTTTGAAGCAGAGCCTTGGATATTGCGTAAGCACTATTCAAAGCGTATGCCGTCTATATCCTATGCGTTTGGCCTTTATGAAGATGGATTGTTGACTGGTGTTTGCACCTTTGGTATGCCAGCGTCCCCATTCCTTTGCATGGGTGTTTGCGGCAAGGACAACAAGGACATGGTGATAGAGCTAAACAGGTTATGCGTTGACAGTAAGACCAGGAACGCCACAAGTTTCCTTGTCGGCAATAGTTTGAAGATGTTGCCCAGGCCAATGATTGTGGTCAGTTATGCAGACACGGCTCAGAACCATGTTGGCTATATCTATCAGGCCTGTAACTTCTTATTCACCGGAACCACAAAGGAAAGAACAGACATGGCTGGCAAGGACGGAGGACACTCAAGACACAATAAAGGAGACAGGACAAACAGGATAGATAGAAGCGCCAAGCACAGATATATATTCTTTGTTGGCAACAAGTTTGAGAAGAAACATCTCAGAGAACAACTTATGTATCCCGTAATGGATTTCCCCAAAGGAGATACCAAGAGATACAACGCAAGTGCTGAAGTACCAATACAACATATGTTGTTTACATGAAAGAAAGCCATGATCGAATTCGTCCCGCCCGTCAAAAACAAGTCCATATTCGTTGTCTACATCGTAGAGCAGAATGATGGAATAGTGACCGCCAGCACAGACTACATCGGAGACTCTGATGCAGTCTTGCAAATAGGCACAGAAGTCTTGTTTGC